GCGGTGTTGGGGTATTTGGGGTTGTTCAAACCGGGCAAGCAATCGCTGCGGTTATCGCGTGCGGTGAAATTGACGCAGGAATTGGTTGCGCTGGTGAATGCGGGCACGGTGTGCCGGGATGAGCGTCACGGGGTGCGGCGTGCGGCGACGCCGGGATTATGGGCGCAGGGCATCGAGACGATGTTGACGCAGCGGTCAAGCCTGTCCTTACCACTGGAAAACCACAATTACCTGCGCGCGGTGGTCTTCGGCCTGGCCGATAAAGCGGATGCGGCGGCGGAGCGGCAGCGTGAGGAAGACGCACGGGCGGGGCGTTCGCGCGGCATTGGGGTGTCAGGGCAGGCCGCGCCGGAAACAAAGTTGCAGACGCAATTGACGTGGATATCCCAGCAGGAACATCTGGGCACGATGACGGCAGCGCAAGCCGAACAGGCACGCGCCAAGGCGCGGGAGAAATACCAATGAGTAATGTCGTGGCCTTGCGTGAACCTGATACCGTCCCGGCAGACGCGCAGGGTGAGTTGTTGCCGGAGGTATCGGAAGACATGCAGCGGCTGCTGGCGATGGGGTGCGCGCCGGAAGAGGAGATATCGGTCTCGAAACTGGGCCGGATATTGTCGCAGATGATCGACAAGCAGGCGGCGGCGTTCATGCACATGGGGCATGATGTGACCACGGCGCAGCATCTGGCGATGACGGGTGTATTGGCGCTGGCGGAGTTGATGGGCGGGGAAAACTGGTATTTTCCGAGCGCGGCGGCACTGCGGGAGGAGTTGCGTGATATCGAGATTTACCGGCGTTTCAACGGGTGTAATCTTGAGGCGCTGGCGCGTGAGTATCGTGTGACGCTCAGGCAGATGTACCGGATTATCTCCAAGCAGCGGGCGGCGGCGAATGCGCGGCGGCAGGGTCAGTTATTTGAAGCGGCGGGCGGTGGCGGCTGAGCGGAGTGATTGGCGCGTTATTGACGCATGTCAATCCAGATGGCGAGGGGGGCAGGCGCACAGTAGGCAATAACGTTCATTGCCGGTATGCGCCATGTCGAAGTCGCCTGTTTCCCGCCGTGTTGCGGTGTTGTTTGAACGCATTGTGTCCGGGTTCGACCGGATTGGATTTGCGTGGCTTCTAATCGCAGTATCTGTGTTGACGCTGGCCGGTGTGGTGTTTCTGAATCCGGCCAAGCTCGGCGCATACGTGTGGTTTGTATCGAAATTGTCCGGTGCAGCGGTATTGGGATACGGGGTTGACTGTGCGTTTTTCCGGGGCTCGGAACCGAGGTATCTGGACGGGCTTGAGAAGACGATGGCGCAAACACGGCGGGCGACGCTGATTGCGGCGGCGTTGATTGGCGCGGGGTTGATCGGGTGAGTCCGGTCAAGCTCCGCGCGATCACGGCGCTGCTGACGTTGCTGGCGATGTGCGCACTTGAATGGGCGCACGCGCAGCCAGTGGTCATTCCCGAGGCATCGGCGTTGTATCGGCACCGGGTGGAGCAGGTCGTTGCGGATGTGTTTGGCGTGAACGGCTCGCCCGCGCGGCTGGCGGCGCAATTGCATCAAGAAAGCACGTGGCGACCAGGTGCGAAATCGCCGGTCGGCGCGCAGGGGATTGCGCAGTTTATGCCCGCGACGGCGCGCTGGATGGCCGAAACCTTTACCCGTGAGTTGGGCGAGTTTGACCCGTGGAATCCGATACAAGCCATTCACGCAGCGGCGTTATACGACCGCTGGTTATACGAGCGCGTGCAGCCGTTCGGGCATACCCGATTATCCGAGTGCAGCCGCTGGGCGTTTACCTTGCGCGCCTATAACGGCGGTGAAACGTGGTTATTGCGTGAGCGCGGATTGACCCTTGCCAATCGGGATAACCCCAATGACTGGCGGCAAGTCGAACGCTGGCGCAGCCGGGGCATCAGTGCGCACCGTGAAAATACCGCCTACCCGAAACGGATTCTCTTGAAATTGGAACCGGCGTATAGCGCCGCAGGCTGGCCGGGAGAAGCTGTATGTCCCTGAAACTGTCGATGGCGTGGATTGTGGCCGGATGGGCGCTGCACTTTACGTTTGCATTTGTGATGGGCATGCGCTACGAGCGCGAGCAGGCGGTGAGGCACGACAACGCGGTATTGACCCGCGAGTTATCGAACGCTCGTGCGGCAGCGCGTGAATTACACGAATTGGCGTTATCCATCCAGTCCGAACAGGTGGCCGGTATTGAACGGCTCAATGTGATTGCGCATGATTTTGAGGTGTCCCGTGAACAGCAACAGATTCAATTTACCCGCCAGCGTGCGGCGCTTTCGGCATTGCTTGCAAAGCGCCCTGATTTGGATCTCCCTGCTGGCGCTGACGTCTTGCGCCACTGGCAGACAAGCAATGCCGGAACCGGTGCAGATATTCCCGATACCGCCCCCACCGCCGATGCCGGCGGGATTGATGCAGCCGTGTCCGGGATTACCGATGCCGGACAACGATCATTGGGCAAGCCTGATTGCGAACCACGATGCAGTGACGGCGCACTACCACCTGTGCCGGACGATGCACCGGCACCTGATCGAGGCGATGAAGACGTGGGAACGCACGGCGCAACGGAGTTATTGCGCGGCGCTCAAACGCGCGGAAATTCCGGCGGAGTGGTGCGATGACTGACCCCTGGCCGTTATTGATTGTGGCGGTATTGGCGTCATTGGCGAGCGTCGTCGTGCCGTGCGTGTTCTGGGCGATGCACGCGGCCTTGTCGCGGCGGGTGGCGCGACTGGAAGCGCAGCGGGAAACCCATATGACGCATGCCGACGCGACGCGGATTTATGAGCGCATGGCCTCGGTGGAAAGCAAAGTGGAAACCTTGACCACGGCGGTATTGACCATTCAGAAGTATTTGCGGGAGAAAGAAACGTGAATAAGAGTTTTGCCGAGCGGCTGCGCGAAGACCGGAGATTGGTGTTGCTGCGGTTATTGAACGAACAGCCGGGAAAACAGGCCAACAGTTCCGTATTACACGCGGGTTTGCAGTTTGTGCACTTGGTCGCCGAGCGTCATGAAGTGATCGACGATTTGCGGTTTTTGCAAACGCACCAGTTGGTCGAATTGGTGCAGTTGGGGACGATTGCGCCGGATTTGTACGGGGTGAAGCTGCGCGCCCGTGGCATCGACGTGGTCAATGGTCTTGTCGAGGTGGACGGGATCAGCTCGCCCCGGCGTCCGTAATTCCCCATGACTGTCCTGAAGCCGCCCCGTCGTCGCAAAGGCAATGTCCACCGCGCCCCATACCGGGCGCGACTGGAAGCGTTGCTGCGCGAAGATACGTACACGCTGGATGAAATGGTGGCCATTATCAAGGCCGAGTATCCCGATGAACCGGTGAGCCGTAGCAGCGTGCACCGCTATGACGCGCAGATTCGGACGTTTACCGAGAAAATGCAGGAACTGGACGCCAACGCGCGCGCGATGGCCGAGCGCTTTGGCAAGGGTGCGGGCGATGATGCGACCACGATGTTGGCAAACGCGATGGTGACACTCACCACCGAAACCGCCATCCAGTTGATGGCCAGTGGCGAGGCAGAACTGGATGACGTGCGCAAACTGGCGCAGACCGCAAAGAGTGCCGTACAGGTGAAACAGGTCAGCCTCAACGTCAGAAAACAGATCGAGGCTGAAGTGCGCGAGAAAGTATTGGCCGAACAGAAGGCCAAAATTGAAGCGCTGGAAAAAACCGGGGCGATCAGTCCGGCGGCACTGAAGACGGTCATTCAAGCGGCATATGCGCTATGAGTCACCCTGCCCTCACGCTGTATCCGTATCAGAAGAAATGGGTGAATGATGACAGCCGTTTCAAGATTGCCATGTTTGCGCGCCAGTGCGGGAAAACGTTTACCTCGACGCTTGAGATCGTCCTTGATTGTCTGAAGGCTGAATCCGAAGGCAAGCGGGCGCGCTGGGTGATTCTGTCAAGGGGTGAGCGGCAGGCGCGGGAGGCGATGCAAGAGGGGGTTAAAGTGCATTTGAATGCACTCAAAGCGGCGTTTGAAGAATCAGGTTATGAGTTTGATGCCCAGACCCGCGCGCTTGAGATCGAGTTTCCGGGCGGCAGCCGGATTACTGCACTGCCTGCCAATCCCGATACCGCGCGTGGATTTTCGGCCAACGTGCTGTTGGACGAGTTTGCCTTCCACCAGGACAGCCGCGCGATCTGGAAGGCGTTGTTTCCGGTGATTTCAAAACCGGGTCTTAAATTGCGCGTCATTTCGACCCCGAACGGCAAGGGCAACAAGTTTTATGAGCTCATGACGGGAAGCGATGACGGGTGGAGCAGGCACGTTACCGATATTTATACCGCCGTCAAGGATGGCCTGCCGCGTGATATTGAGCAATTGAAGCGCGGCGCGGGCGATGCGGATTTGTGGGGGCAGGAATTTGAACTGGAATGGCTGGACGAGGCCAGTAGCTGGCTGCCGTTTGATTTGATCGCATCGGTGGAGGATGAGCATGCGGGCAAACCCGAACTGTATTCTGGCGGGCCGTGTTATGTCGGCGTAGATATTGCGGCCAGAAACGACCTGTTCGTGATCTGGGTGGATGAAGTGGTGGGCGATGTGGCCTGGTGTCGAGAAATCATTACTCGCAAGCGCGCGAGCTTTGCCGAGCAGGATGCGTTACTCGATAATGTCTTCCGAAAATATAAAGTGATGCGTTGTTGCATGGATCAGACCGGGATGGGTGAAAAACCCGTGGAAGATGCGCAGCGCCGCCACGGCAGTACCCGCGTGGAAGGCGTGCTGTTTACCAGCGCCAATAAACTCACCCTCGCCACCCTGGGCAAAGAATCCTTTGAAGATCGCAAGTGTCGCATTCCGGCGGGCGATGCGGTGTTGCGCGCCGATCTTCATAAACTCAAAAAAGTCACCGGCCCGACCGGAGTTCCCCGATTTGTCGCCGACAGCGACAGCGCGGGCCATGCCGACCGCGCCTGGGCAAAGTTCTTAGCCGCGAGCGCGGCCAAGGGCGGAGATGAGATCATTGACTACCACCGGGTGCAGCCGGGGGCATCTTATGCACGCACGATTGAGCGCGGCGGCAATTGGAAAACGGGAGTGATATAGACATGGCGCAAATACTCGACCATCGCGGCGAGCCGATCAAAACAGCAGCGCTGACCAAAATCTTTGCCGAACCGCAGGGCAACGGATCGCGTCAGGTCTGGCACGCCTCGGCGGCGGATAATCTCACGCCTGCACGCTTGGCGGATTTATTGCAACAGGCGCGGCGCGGGCAGGGTACCGGGTATCTGACCCTGGCCGAAGAGATGGAAGAGCGCGACCCGCACTATGCCTCTGTGCTCGGCACGCGGAGGCTGGCGTGCGCGGGATTGCCCGTGCGCGTGGATGCGTTGTCGGATGACAAGCGCGATATTGAAATTGCCGATGCGGTGCGCGCCCTGGTCGATGACCCGGATTTTGATTATCTGCGCATGGATTTGTTGGACGCGCTCGGCAAGGGATACTCGGTATGCGAGATTGAGTGGCACCGCGATGGCAAACGCTGGACGCCGGAGCGCTACCCGCACCGCGATGCGCGGTTTTTCCAGTTCGACAAAGTGACCGGGCGGGATTTACGATTGCGCGATGAGTCCAATCAAGACGGGCTGACGTTACCGGCATACAAATTCATCGTGCATACACCGAGACTGCGCCCCGGAATGCCTTTGCGCAGTGGCCTCGCGTTTTTGTGCGCCGTTGGCTATATGTGCAAAGCGTGGGCGTGGCGCGACTGGATGGCCTTTGCCGACGTGTATGGCATTCCGATGCGCGTTGGAAAATACGGCCCCGGCGCGACCAAGGAGCAAATCAATCTTCTAATTGCGGCCGTCTCAAATCTCGCCAGCGATGCCGGGGCGGTGATTCCAGACTCGATGCGCATCGAGTTTGAAAAGGCCGCCAATACCGCAGGCGCGGGTGATTTCTTTGAAAAGCTCGCAAACTGGTGGGATAAACAAATCAGTAAAGCGGTGCTCGGGCAGACGATGACCGCCGATGATGGCGCATCGCTCAGCCAGGCGAAAGTGCATGACGATGTGCGCAAGGATTTATTGCAGGCCGATGCGAAAGCGCTTTCAAGCACGTTGAATCGTGATTTGATTCGCCCGTTCGTGGATTTGAATTTCGGGCCGGGGAGATACCCGAATCTCGTCATTGCGGTCGAGGAACCGGAAGATACCGCTGCGCTGGTCGATGCCGTCGTCAAACTTGTACCGCTGGGCTTGCAAGTAGAGCAATCGGTGTTGCGTGACAAGCTCGGATTACCCGACCCGGATCCCGGCGCAGAGTTGTTGCAAGCGCCATCCTCTCCGATGCTGCCCGCATTCAACCGCGCCGAAAACCGGGAAGTACCCGCGCCGCCGCGCAACGTGGAGATCGACCGCGAAGATCAACTTGCCGCCATGCTGGCGCGCGAGGCTGACCCGCTGGTCGGGCAGTGGGTCGAGCAGATCGAAGCGCTGGTCAATCGCGCAAACTCGTTTGAGGACATACAGGACGGGTTATTGGATGTATTGCCGGACATGGACGCAGATAAATTCGCCCGCGTCGTGCAGCACGCACTGGCCGTTGCCGGGGTGGCCGGAATGAGCGATGCGCGGGATGACAGCCATGTCTGAGTTGCGCACCCTCAAAGCGCATATCGATCCCGATCAGATCAGCATCGCTGTCCCGATGCTGTGGCCGTGGTTGTTACTGGCCCGGAATTTCCCAGAAGAACCGTTGGCCCGGATAGTCCATGACGAGTTTCCCCAACTGGAGGGTGAGCCTGCCGATCACCATGTCGTAACAAAAACCGAGGTCTCGCAACGCCGTTGCCTCGACATCGGTCTGGATTCTGGTCTTGATGGTGGGAAAGACCAGATGGCCAACATGGCGTGAGGTTTTAATCATGGATGTGGAGCCTGTGAATGTGACGGTGGCTGTTTGGGGCGACTGGACGGCAGCGATCAGCGCCTTGTCGCACAAATTGCTGTCTGCGCCGGTATCCACAAGGGCAAGGATGCTGGTTTCATGCGCATATCTCGGTTCCCAGATGGGTGTCGGCTCAAAGCGAAAAATAACATCCATGACGGGGATAGCATTAAACGGTTGCCCTGGCATTGACTCCGATGGGTTCCCTTGTTGGTCCACAAAACGAATTGGCACGATCTTTCCCATTGCGATATCCCGATATGAAGTGAGCGCCCATCATGCCTGAGATACGAGGGAGTTTCCGCAGCTTCAAAGCCGCCGAGGATTATTTCCGGCAGAAGGTAAACCTGCCGACAACGCGCTGGGATGACCTACGCCAAGGCCAGCACGCGCGGGCGTTCGTGATTGCGGGCGCGACCCGTGACGCGTTATTGGTGGATATACGCAAGGCGGTGGACGCTGCCATTTCCAAGGGCGAGACACTGGACGATTTCCGCAAGAATTTCCGGGAAATCGTGAGCAAACACGGCTGGCATGGCTGGACGGGGGAAGGCAGCGAGGCCGGGGAGAATTGGCGCACGGCGGTGATTTATCACACCAACCTGCGCACTGCATATATGGCCGGGCGCTGGGAGACCTTAAAAACTTTTCCGTACCTGCAATACCAGCACAACACCGTCAAGAATCCGCGCGAAGAGCATCGGGCGTGGGACGGCAAGATCGTCAAAACGGATGATCCGTGGTGGCAGACCCATTATCCGCCCAATGGGTGGGGTTGCCGGTGTACGGTAACGGGCGTGTCCGAGGCCAGATTGCGCGCCCTGGGCAAGGCCGCCCCAGACCCCGCGCCCGGCCCGGGCGCGGGCGACCCGCCGCCAGAATGGGCGTATCATGTCGGCGAGGCCAGCAGCGGACGGCAATTGAGCGAACAGGAGATGCAGCATTGGCGCGATCAAAAAGCCGACGCCTGGGACATCATGACACCTGAAACCGCAGCCGATCACGGCAGGCCGGAACGGGTGCCGCTGGATGCACTGCCGCATCCGCTGGCGGCGGTGCGTCATGCTGATGAAACCGGCATGCGGGATTTGCTGACAGCGGCGCTGGGAGCCGAGGAGCGCGTTTTCCGCTTACCGGTGCGCAATGATTTTAGTCTTGATGTGGTGGCGAATGCGGCCACACTGGCGAGTCATGTGGATGGCAACCGTGCCGCTTATGTGCCATTGCTTCCCGATGTATTGTCCGACCCGTTTGAGGTCTGGCAGAGCTTTGAGCGCCACAGGGGCACAGGCCGGGTGGAACTGCGCACGCGCTATGTGAGGGCCTTTGACATTCCCGGCAAGCCCGGCATGCTGGTGGTGCTTCAGGCGGTTAAAGGCCGGTTGACGGGCTGGACGATGATCCCGACCAAGCTCGGTTATCTGGACCGGCAACGCTACGGAACCCTGCTGTATGCGCGCCCCGCAGAAAATGGGACCTGACAGGGTTGCGGCCCTGTCGGCACATCTGACGGAACACAGGCCGCAACCCGAACCGCCAGAGGTGGAGAGAGCATACCATGACTGACCCATTTGTCATCCGCGTTGAGCTTGCCCAGGCGCAAGCATGGTTTGCGCGCCTGCATGATCGGGGCGCGCATTTGGGCGGGCTGATGCGGGATATTGGCGAGATACTCACCAAGTCCACACAGCAGCGTTTCCGTGACGGCGTGGGGCCGGACGGTGTTCCCTGGGTTCCGCTGGCCGACGGCAGCGGGCGTAGCCCGCTGGTCGATACCGGACGCATGCGCGATGAAATCTTTTCGACCTCGGGCGAGAAGTGGGCCGAGATCAGCGCGACGGCGAAACAGGCCCGGTGGCATCAATTCGGAACTGACCCGTATGTCATCCTCGCAAAACCCGGCAAAGCGTTATCGTGGCCGGGGCTGCCATCACGGACAAACAAAGCGGGCAAAACGGTTCCGGGCGCGGTGAAGAAAGTCAATCACCCCGGCCTGCCTGCGCGCCCCTTCATCGGGCTGTCAATCGACGACCGGGAGCAGATCGAAAAGACGGCCGAGGCGTGGGTGTCGCTACGGGAGGGGTGAGGGATTGTTGTTCTATAAACAGAACTCTCTGTGCTTTTATTGGTATTTACATAGCTCGAATCGAGCTGTATTATGACCCCAACAGATCGGCAATCCCGCTAGATCTGAACCTCCCCAGGAGACGCATCATGAACACAAACACACCCGCCAACACCTTCACGTTCACATACACCTGCGGCGCGGGCGTGAATCCGGACGCACCGGTGGATCGTATCATCGCGACCGTCCGCGTTCACAAATACGACGACAGTTTCGACGTCGAAATCCTGAACGCGGTGTGGGAAGACACGCAAGAATCCGTCCGCAACCATGAGTGGGATTGGCTGGACAACGCGGATGGCATCCGGCAGGCCGCAGGCATCATCTATCAGCGCGAACTTGATGCGCTGAGCCGCAGCGAAGACCCGCGTCATGTCGAGGCGCTGGCGCTGTGTCTGTCGGTGCTGTGGGGGCAGGTCGAACACGATGAACTGGTTGACCGCTTCAATTTCATCGGCGGTCAGCGCGTGCTGGCACGCGAAGCCCTGGACGATGCGCGGGCGCTGTGTGTGCGGGACTGCGAAGGCTTTGCCGGGTTTGACGAAGAGCAGCAGGCACGTTGTGCCGTGCGCATGCTGCACGCCCGCATCGAAGAGGTTGCGAAAGCGCGCGAACTGCCGCTCGCGCTGGGCGACTGGTCGTACTGGGCCTTGATGGGCGTACTTGGATTTCACAAGACGGCCGCTTGAGTCTTAATTGAATGACACCGCAGCGCAGCGCCGATGGCCTGCGCTGCAATCACCGGAGAATACCCCATGAGCGACTTTCAAAACGGCCCCTTCTCGTTTGATGCGGGGCAACGCGTGACTATGAACGGCACGCCCAGCCGTTACTGGACCATGAGCTACGGACACGAGATGCTTGCAGAGTGCTTGCTTCCTGAGCGCGCCACCCGGTCGGAGATTACAGACGCTTTCAACGCATTTTACGCGGCGTTTACGACGCAATTCAAGAGTGCGCCTGCGGCCCGTGAAAACCCGCTTGCGCACGGCTACAAAGCGCTGTTGGTGCGCTCGACAGACAACACCGGCGAGCACGGAGAGATTCTCGATGAATTTCTCGTGCTTGCCCC